TCGTTCCGGTACACCTGCACATCGGCGCCCAACTCGGCCAGATACTGCACCACGTTGTAGGTGAAGGAATCGTAGTTATCGATCATCAGCAGCATAGCGGCTTTAACCTCCCGTTATAACGGTAAAAAGTGTCGCCATGCTGTCGAGGTTACTCACAATGTTACTCACAGTGGCTTTCGCTTGAACGTGTGCGTTTAGAGGCGAACGATTATTGCAGCCGGCAGGCGGCGGTACAATACTCAGATACTTGGGGTGCGCATCGACGTTTTGATTGGAGGGGGCTATTAAGTGCCAGGCAACAATGGCAGATCGTGAACTTGGTCCTTCCTAAATTCTATCACTCCCAGAGCGCACTCACTGAGTTTCTGCTGGCTGCTCCTCAAACGCTGAGAAGGACAGCTGCCGGCCGCTTGAGTTACTTGCAAGTGAGTCGAAAACTGACGGAGAGAAGAGAGAGCAGCTTATTATTTCGCGCCTCGGAATTACAACTCGGAAATAGTTGAGTTTACTGAAATCTGGATTCTCTCCAAACAAACCTTCTTCTTCGTAAAGCCCTTCATAACTTCGGTTTATTTTCAGTTCGAGGTCTTCTGACTGGCGATATCCGCTATAAAACGGAACCAACGCTATCGAGTCGATCTGGCTGTCTTCGACGAACACGTCGAAAATGATTCCAATGTAGCACTTTCTGGAGTCCAGAGTTATGGAGACAAACTCGAGCTCTAGAGCTCCCTGCAGGAAGAGGCTTTCCATCTCATCAGCTTTGCAAATGGCTGCGAGCTTTTGAAGTCGTCTAACAGGATCTTTGTACTCTGAGCGCTCGCGTATCCCAAACAGGCTGGACAGGCCAAGTGCTATAAGCGCAATGCAGAGCTCTGCTTTGGATATTGAGTTGGAGCTATATTCGTTTATCTTGGAGCTAAGGGTTGCTAGGTCGAACCCAAACTTACTGAGTACGATCGAAGGCAAATCAAACGCGTCGAGAAAAACTGTAAATAGAACCGCGCCCAGAACAGCGAAGAATCCGTGCTTTGCTACTTCAAAGTAGGAGTCCCAGCCAGTTGCTCTTTTTTGTCTATACCGAGCTGGTATGTGGAGAGAGGTGTAGATATAACCACAAACTAGTACGAAAGCGACATATAAAACACCCATGCCGCACTATGCGCTGCTATTTTTCAGCTTGTGCTGTCGCAGCGTATTCAGGCGATTTTTGAGAACGCGCTTAACCTGATCACTCTCAAAGTTCACTTGCACGTTTCCGTCGTCGTCTACTTTGTGTGACTCGGCTGAAATCTCGAGGGTATTCTGGAACGAATAGTCAGCCTCTGCAGCCACTCTACGCCTGCTAAGTGCATCTCTCAGCTCCAAAATTCTTAAGTCCATACAAATCACCCAACCGCGAAAGTGAGGAGGAAGTCTTTCTGATATATAACGCTAGCCCAATGCAATAGCATTGTCTGTAAGATATATCTCACAAAGCAATGGGCCTTTTGGCCAGCCCATAGGATGTTTTTCTGCGCAGTGGCATCAGAGAGAAAGCTGAAAACTGCTCGGCTTGGGGCAGGCGACCCCAGCATTATGAGTGCTACCAGCGATTATAACTAGCTGATTTTAATAAGGTCGTGTCGGCCGCCCTCGCCCACATTATCCTATCAATGCACATCTACGTTCATGGTGTGGCCACAAAATGCCCACAGGGATAAATAGAGCCTTGCGTTCAACTGAGCTTCAATCTGGAATTGGAGCTTCTTATTGGACTTGAACTGGTTGATACTCTTCAACACTGCTCAGACCATCAATAGCGAAGTTTAAGTTCCAATTGTCTTCTGGATTGGACAAGAAGATCGTCGCTGCCACTGCGTAGAAATCGCCCAAAGACCCTTTCGATATGCAAAGGTGACAATACATCTTCGCGGGCCCATTCCCTCCGCTTCCTGCCCAAAAATTCACGTTTTTGCCTGAGGACGGAGCAAGAGACTCTCTGACAGTAACACCAACATTTAATGAATAGGAGCCTCCCGTATCAGGAATATTTGGGCCGTAGCTCCGAAAGTAGTCCCCATTTATTCTCGCAACAACCCCGCTGTCATGCATCGATGACGCGTTCTTATTTGCGTCTAGCTCTTTGTTACCTGCATTCCCACTGGAAACGTTAATTTCTATTGCTAATGGTTGAATCAGTCCTGATGAATGGTAATTCAGATTGTCGAGACCGCTATGACCCAGTTCAACGTTTTTTAGGTATGTTTCAGCCCCATTGCTGTCGATACCAAAGTTGATTGCATGAAGAATCACTGAGTTCTGAATATAAAGCCGAGGAGCTACACCACCATCGGAGTTTGCCTGGAAACCATGATTGCCACCCTCGAGTTGAACACCCTCAATTAGCAAAGCGCGATCTCCGCTTATTGAATTAACGGAGGTGGTTAACAGGACGAGGTTAGAGCTTGGCGGAGCATCGTCAAATGTCCGGACGAAGAGCTCTTTGGTCTGTGTATCATAGTACCAAGATCCAGGAGCTTCACCGACAGTTTGGGAGTCTGCGGCCCGAGACATCGTTCGGTAATCGTCAGAGAGGACCTTGCTGACTCGTCTATAGATTGTAGTCGAGAAAGTTGATTCAAGGCCGGGTACTGGATCAAATGAGTATTCGGATGGGTCTTCACCCATCCGAATGATTGTTTTTTCTGTGGATGAAGCACGGATCGCAATGTTTTGTTGGGGCTCGTATCCGTCAAGGCCATCGTAATGTATACCGGGAGCAAGCCAGATTGTTCCTGCATCTTGTCTTTGGGCTGCAGCCTTTATCGTTTTCAGCGGCTTATCCGAAGTTCCCGGATTTGAATCGTTACCCTCATCCCAGTCAACGAAATATTCGCCGGTGGGGCATTCCTCGCTGGAATTCCACAACTGATTCAGGTCCAAAGCAACGGATGCTCGGCCTTGTGAATCTATCGTATAGGTTGAGAAGGGTAGGCGCTCGAAGCCTTCCGGAACTTGGAATCTAACACCTTGGGTTTGGGGTTTTTCTTCCGTAGAAACCGGCGAGTCTGATCCGCCACCGCCGCAACCAGACAGGCCAAGAATTAAAAAACAAACGGCGCGCCACATAAAAGATCCGAGTTCAGAGTTTTGTGGAACCCTACCTTAATACGCAGCATGGTCGCAATTGAGGGAATGCCTGTTTTTGAAAGTTACTATTTTGGCCAGTACTGAGTGACGTGATCTGACGGGTTTGCCTCTGTGATGGCATCGGAATCGACTGATTCACAAACATTTAAAGTTGAACCATCACCGTCAGCGTAGTAGTCATGGACTGACCGCTTCGAAACGGTTTTATGGCAGAACATGGTGCCAACGAAGCCCGGGGCGCCAATGGCAAAGTTCCTGTTTTGCCCATCGCTTGGCGCGATGCTGTCCTCGGCAAGCGTGCAAACATTGAGCGAAACTCCGTTAGTCGTGTCTATAACATTTGGTCCATAGTTACCGTAGTATTCTCCGTTAATTCGGATGATGTTTCCGGAGTCGTGCATTGAAGACCCATTTTTATTTTCTGCGCCCCCTTTCTTAATACTTCCTGAGCCATAGCTTTTGACGTTTATTTCAATAGCGTTGCAGTTAAGAGAGCCTGTTGAGTCCTCGTGGTAATTAAAGTTATCCAGGCCACATCCGTAGGCCACGACGTTTTCTACAAACGAGTCAGCACCGTCTGCGTCGAGCCCGAAGTTCAACGCGTATGATAGTTCCCCGCCATACATGTAAAAGCGAGGCTTGTTGCCATTTGCAGCGTAGGCTTTGACTGGATCACCGCTTTGCCATTTAACGTTTTCCAGGAGAAGAGCTTTATTATCTTCAACACGAATACCTCCATTGGACTGCACAAGAAGATCCTGACCGGGCGCTGAATCAGTGTATCTCCTAACGTAAAGTGTGCTCGTCCCTGAATCGAAGTACCAACTGCCCGGATTGTTGTTCACCTCTGTTGCGCTAGAGCGTTCTGTTAAGCCTTTGTAGCGACCGTCTTCGTCAACTATTGTCGTGTCGAAAACGCCAAACGCTGAGCTTACCCCGGTTTCGTAGGTTGCAGAAAACCCACCAGAAACAGTCCACGATAGGTCAGAAGGATCAGGCCCATTCCAAATCGTTACAGGTTTTCCTGACCAACTTTTGATTTGCAGAAATGGTTTCGAATAAGAGGAATCTACAACCATGCTTGCGCTGTTGTAGTTGGTTGCCGACTTTATCCAAATGATGCCCGCCGAGCCCAGTGCCAGAGCTGCGCTGATGGTCTTCTTTGGCAATCGAACGTTTCCTTGGTTGCTGTCGTCGCCATTTTCATAGTCGACAAATACATCGACTATCGAAACGGCCTCATTGCTCAATGCGAAGTCTTTCACATTGAACGCGACCTCAGCTTTTCCACTGGCGCTAATGAAATAGTTAGCGAATGGAGCCCATGAAAAACCGGTAGGAAGGATATACTTTGGTCTTCCTCGAGAAACTTTGGCGCCCACTCGTTGGGTCATTCCTGAAAAAATGGCCCCTTCCCCAATGAATTGGACATTCTGGAGGTTGCTCAGCAGGCCGCAAGAATAACTCCCTGGGGATAGCTCGATGTGATCGAGGTTATTGGAGCTGGCATAGTCAACGAGAGCCTGAAAAAGACTGGTGTCAGTGTCTCCAGTGCCTGGGAGGATGCCGGCACAGGCGCCCTTATTTCTGTTCCCAATAGCGACGAAACAACCTGTCCCGGTCGGATCAGCCTCACCAACTGCGCTCAAAAAATCTGCTAGCGTCGACTTCTCACCTGACCAGGATACCGTTGGTGAAATGACGCTAATTCCGTTGTGATCCGATTTTGAGCGGCCTGAATCAAAGATGAAGGTACCTCCACCTTCAATTGAACCTGAATAATAACCCTGCACAGCGTACTGAAATCCGTTGACGAGAGGCTGATTGGTCAGATCATCAATTCCAGAAACTTTAATTACGCGGCTGTTGACCGCAACTTCAACACTGGTGCCATCTTCCATTGTGACAATTGCAGCACCCTTTCCGCTCGCAGCAGTTGCGAGATCTTGACGCAGAACAGCATCCCCGCGGGCAACAAACGCTCCGCTCTCATTCATGCCGGCGCCGGTCGTGGTGTACGGCAAAACTGTTCCTGATGCAGCCGACCAGAATTGGCCTGCGTCGCGAATGATCTGATTGTAGGCAGTTACCTCAATTCCCGCGGCGTAGTCACCGAGGAACTCATAGCCACTTGCAGCCAGGAAATCATTAAACGCTTTCTCCATGCCGGCGCGGCTCTTGCGTGGTTTCCCCAATCGATCGCGATACGTTTCTGCTGTGCCATTCTCCAGGTAATCTGCGTTCTTCGCGTTATCGAGCAGATCGCGGGGATCAGATGAGCCAACAGGGTTGCCGGTGTTGTACTTGGTCATGCGTTTCTCCAAGGCTTAAAAAAACCCGCTCAGGGCGGGTCGTTTGTATCTTAGGTAGCTTTAAGCTGGGGTGTTGTCGTCATCGGCATACACGCGCTCATCGTAGTTGGTCGCCGTAACGCCAACAGAGAGCGGTCCGCTCGGACTGATTTCGGTAACCAAGGCCGGAAAGCTCCAGCGATCGGTTGTGCCAAAGTAAATATGGGTCGGCTCTCTGTCCGAAGGGGTGACGGCCGGCCATGGCTGAGGGATTGAGACAAGCGCTGTGTATTTGTCAGGCCCTGGCGTTGCCGGAAACGGCCCGACAACTTCACCAGATTCGGAGCGGTAAGCAACCACGTGCGTTTTGCCTGCCTCGAACTCAAGCGGCTCAGAAACAACAATGCGATCAGCGCCGATGGATTGCAGAATGGAGGCCTTGCCGTAGCCGGGTATATCGTCCAAAAGCGGAACATAGGACAGATACTGGCTGTTCAGCGCGTCCAGCTCCGTTTCAAAGGAGTACGCCCAGCGGCGATAACGCTGTGCTCTTCTTCGTCTCATGCCGATTCGCCAGGCCCGAGTCTGGTCTGTGACGCCTTTGAGGTTTACTTTATCGAGCTTGACCGCCTGGTCTCCTGGAAGCAGACACTGGATTGTTTCCGTGGTCCAGGTGCCGGCCTTGGTGAACTCAACCTCTACGCCATCGGGCTCATCCACTTTCTTGCCCTGGAACTGCCGACGCAGCGGAGTCGTCATGTTCTCCGGGCTGTAGCCGTCCTCGAATTTTTCGCGCGGTTGGTCGCGGACTGGGGTGATGACGCCATTTTCCAGGGTCATTTCGGCAAATCCCGCCCTCAGAATAGTGTCGATCGCATCCTTGGCGGTTCCATCTGAGAACACATAGTCAAAGGTGTCACCGCGAGGCGTCCAGATTGCCTCGTATCGCTCCATCTCATCCAGGTTGATCCGGTCGTCTGCGTATCCGAGGGACTTGGCGACGTAGCACGCAGCTGCGCTGATGCTCCTGGTTGCCGTGTTGGCCGTGAATTCGCCGTTGCTTATTGTGGGTAACTTGCGTGTGAATTCCAGGTTGATCTTGTTGTTGGAGCTGCTGGCAATCTCATCAGAACCGACAATATCCACGGCCATCGTGGTTATGCCTTCGTAACTCGTTACCGTTGGCAATTTGCAGCGCAACGCCGTGAAGTCGAGCCGGTCCAATGAAGTGACTGAGACATCCTCTGCCCCCAGGCGGCTCACCCGGACCTCGGGCCGGATCGCCGAGGGCAGGTTGACGGTAAAGGTCCAGCCGAGCTGATCGCGGGTGCTACCGCTGACCGTCTCAATCTGTTCCTGCCAGGTGACAGAGCCGACTTCGCGGTATTCGATTCGAATGTCCCGGCTTCTGCCGTTGATAGATTCGCCATCAACCACGCCCAAACCAGACGAAGCGAAAATGTCGACCTCAATTGTATCGGTGGTTTCGCCATCCGGGCACACAACGAATGGCCCGGCTCTGTTGCCGGTGAATTCATCGGCGCTCCAAACAATCTCCAGGGTGACAGAAGCTGACGGCAGGTTTCCATCCCAGTCCGGATCAGGTGAACCGTCCGCTAGCTGACGCTCAACCTGAACCTCTGTGTCGCTGGGAATTGAGATAAGTGCGTACTCAGTGCCCGCTTTGTCGATGGACATGGCCCCGGACAGACCCGAGGAATCCGTTACAGGATCTCCGCCGGTTGTCTCCAGCTCAACCTCATCCTTGGTCGCGTTGATCGTTGATACGACGTAGGTGCCATTCACGTCGACATTGGATTCGATGTTGACGGTCATGCCAGCGGTCAAGTGCTGGAAGTTACCATTGAAAACAAGTGTTGAACCAATGCCCGGGTCGGTGATGGTTATCGACTGAGTCATTTTAATAGAGCCATCGACCCCGGGCTCCCATAACTCGCCTACTGAAATGCCGGTTATCGCATCGCCCGAAGCGGTGCCGGATCCGAAATACGTTCGCTCGTCATAGGTGACGCCCTTTAGGCGAAGGCCTGCACTGCCTTGCGTTCCACCAACTTCGGGCGATTGAAACCAGTTCTCGCAATTCGGGACACTCGAGAGGTCCGCGCCAGGCTCATAAATGGTGAAGTCCGCGTTGTTCAGCTCATCGATCGGCGTCTCACCGATTTTCACGGAGTCCGGATCAATCTCGTATTCGCCCACACCAATAGAAAGCAGCAAGCGAATCACCTGTGTTTTCCGGTCCTGGTAAAAGGTGCGGGGCTGATTCAGGTAATCCGGGTAACGAATGTAATAACCGAAACCTTCGGGGATTCCTTGGCCAAGCCTGGCGATATTGGCCCGAGCGTCAGCCGGATTTAACTGGCTACCCTGAGATCCCTGGCCGCCTTGCTGGCCGGGAATGTCGATCAGTGCCTCGATCGCCAGCTGAGGGCCCGCAATCGGTCCGAATACCGTCGGGAAAACAACGGCCAGGGCGTCGACCACATCGCCATAGGGAACCGGTCGAAACTCCACAACATCGCTTTGACTGATAACAACATCGGCCCAGTCCATCGGCTTAACGATAGAGCCGTTAATCATGCAGGAAATCGGCTGAGAATCACCGCGCCGGTAATTCGGCGTGAAGGATTTAACGAAGGCTTCAACGGTTAAGCCCGAACGATCGTAAGTCTCTGCCGGATCACCCGGCATGATGCTGCTGTAGACTTTAATCGTCATAGTAAACAACCTTCAGAAACCGCTGCTCGAAATACCGCAAGTTGACCAGCCGCGGGCCATGTCCGCCTCGTCCGGGTTCATCGGTTTCCAGAATCATCCGCTTGCCGTCTACATCAACCACGATAGCGATGTGAGTGCAGAGGGATCCACGAAAGGCGCAAGCAATTGCTCCTGGTTGCGGTCTAACTTCACGGTAGTTTGGCGCCTCCGCTCGGACGGCCTCAGTGAGCGCTCGTTTGTCACTGCCCTCAACACCGCCATGAACCGCCATCCAGGGCTTGTTGAACAGATAAACGCGGGCCATCCGAACAATGCCGTAGCAGTCAGCGCCAGACTGGGAGCGCCCATTCGGCTCGTATGGAATCGCCAGGATTTCATCAAGGGTCATTAAATGTACCTCAGCCCGGGGGCGAATTCGGACGTGTAGCGCTTTCGGGGCCACGCGGCATTCAGAAGGTCGTAGTACCCGGCCTCGATCTGCACCATCATGCCCTCGAACGTCCCGCCTCTGAGTGTCATCTTGTAGGGCTTGTTGGCAGGCGCTGAGAGATCGCTGGATAGGAAAACTCGGTAATTTACGGGCACTTCCTCGGCAGACTCTAGTGCGGCCTCCACAGCTTTCTGGGCCTTGCCGGTGACGTTAGCGATGGAGAAATTCAGGGTTTGGTTTCCCTGGGTGTTCTTGGACGGCTCTTTGTATTCAAACGGGCCTGCGTTGAAGGTTACGGTTTCGCCAGTCTCAAGCGTTGCCGTCAGATCCTCGAAGGACGCCACAACTCGGATGGGCTCGAAGTTCGGCACCAGGATCTCGAGCGTTGGATGAATCACATGCTCAGATGGCGCAGAAGCATAGACCGTTTCAATAATGCTCATGGTTGAGGCCACAGGCTGTTCAGAGCTACGTCGATAATGCTCTGGTTTTGGACAAATGACTGACCATAGAGCCAGTATTCCTCATTCAGGACGGGGCGCTCTCGGATCTCGAACTCCGCTCTGTATTCCCAGTGCCTCAATCCGCGAAACTTCGGGCCTTCGTACATGCCGGTGAATCGACACTCGTAAGGGCGGAGCCCCATAGGAGAATCCAGCTGGCAGTTAAACCATTCGGTCCCATAGCTGATTTCATAGTTGAACCATGCTTCGAAGAGTTGCGCCTGCTCCTGGGTAAGAAGGAACGCCACAGGAACCATTGTTGGCACAGTGGTGTTGACCGGGCGTTGTTTGGCACGACCGCTGGCCATACTGGTCCTGGCAAACGTGGGCGCCGGCTTAAGCCCGTAACCGTTACGAAGTGGCGTTGGCAGGTACTCGGGAAACTCTTTCTCGGTCGCCATCAGTATCCCTGCCTCCTGAGTCCAAATGCGGTTTGCATGGCTTTTGCTCTAGGTCCGCCGCCCATAATGTCAGCGACAAAAACATTAACCTCTTCTTGGCCGTCGCTCCCTCTTTTGGTTTCTGTTTCTCCGGCCCGGGAATTGTCTTCGATGACGTTGACCACAGTTCCGGATCCTCCGCCAGCTTGCTGCCTGGCAAGGAACGCATCGAGGTTGTCAGCTTGAGGGGAGGTGAGGACTCGCTCCCCTTTATCCAGAAGCCAGGTGCCCTCCTTTGGCACGCTGTCGATGCCGTCGTGGGCCATGCCGGCAATTGATACCGCCTGAATGTTGCTAACAATTCCAGCGGTAGCGGCGGCCACTGATGCCATGGCGGCAAGGTTGGCGGGAAATGGAACGGCAGACGCCTGTGCAATGCCGGTGTTAATTGCGACGATAGACTGAGCAATGGCCGCGGCCTTCTGAACCGCGAACATGGTTTTGTATAGTGCGGTCTGCTCTCCGGCAAACTGACCGGTGATGTCGGCCAATGAACCAAAGAGCTGTTCTGAGCCAGCCAGAATAAGGGCTTGGCGCTGCTGCTGAAGTCGTGCTTCCTCATCAGCCGCGTTTTGCCGGATCTGCTTAAGTTGATCCTGCATTTCCTGTTCAGACTGGATCTTAAGATGGTCGGCTTCCATCTTGCTGATCACGTCAGCCTGATATAGCTCGTTGATTTCTTCGTTGCGCTCCCCGTACAGGCGCAAAGCTATCTGTTTTTCCGTTTCAAAGGCCTGGCGAAGAGCTTGCACTCGCTGAAGATAGTCTGTGTCGCCATTGCCGGTTTCGTCGGAAGAGCCGCCAGTGCCTGTCGATCCACCACCGGATGAAATGCCGGCGCCCAAGCCAGATGTATCGATTGTGTCAACGCCAGTGCCATCACCGGCGCCTGCTTGAGCGCTTTGATTTTTCCGGGCGTTTTCTATCAATTCAGAGACGGCGTCATACTCTGCCCTGAGGCGTCTCAGCCGCTCTTCCTCGGTAGCAATAACCTCTTTTGGAATCAGGTTCGGTGTCTGCCGAAGTGATTTAAGTCTTTCCTCCTGTCCTTCAACCGCATCCCCCAAATCATTCAGCTTTTCCGTCAGCCGAGGAATGTCGTCAAAGGCAGGGCCATGAATGAATGCCGCCAGCTCTTCCGCCAGAAATTGAGTAACCTTAACGGCGCCGTCTATCGCCTCGATAACGAAGTTCATAGAGGTGACAATGGCAGAGCCCAGCGCCTGAGCCGATTCCATCGTGCTCTCATCACTCAATAGGTCAACCAGGTCCTCGATGGCCGGAAGTGCCGCCATGACAACTTCATTTTTCATTCCGGTGGCGGCGCCGCTAAGCTCATCCATGCTGCGGCGTATGGACTCCAGCTGCTCAAAGTCCATGTCGGAGAACACATTACCGGTTCGTTCGGCTTCGTCGCCAAGGTTTTTCAGCTCTCTGCCATTATCACGTAACAGCGGAATAAGGGCTGTTGCGTCAGAAGCTATGGCCTCCATGTAGAAGGTCATGTCTTTCTGGCTGACACCAGCTTCCTCCAGGCTTTGAACATAGAGCTGTAAGGCCTCAGGGCCGGACAGGCGAGCGAACTCGTCAGCCGTCACCCCAACCTTGGGCGCGATATTCTCAAAAAAGTCAGCCATCGGCCCGCCACCGGTCTGGATGAAATCACCGATGCGGTCGTTAGTGTCCTTCAGGATATCTGAGATTTTTTCCTGCTCTATGCCGTACCGATTTGCCGCATAGGTCAGCTTCTGAAATTGCTGCGGGCTTGCTCCCGCCAGCTCAGAAAGATTCTTTATTTCTCGGGCGCTGTTCGCCGTGGACGCAACGAGGGCGGTCATCCCAGTTAATGCAGCAGCCGTGCCTGCAGTGATGGCCGCCCCGATCTGCTTCGAGTAGCGCTGGATTTGCTTGGCGGTTTTCTGAGACTTTCGCTCGGCTTTATCCATGCCCTGTTCAAAACCTGACACCTTTGCGATGAGATCCAGCGTTAACGTGCCAAGGGATTTTCGGGACATGCTTTTCTCCGATCAATAAAAAACCCGCGTAGAGGCGGGTCATGCATGATTCGTTTGTGGCTTTTATCTCCAGGCTTCCATGGCCTGCTCCAAAGACATCTGCGGCTCGTCGTGGTGAGGGGCGAAGTTGTAAAAGCTGACCGGCTGGCTGTCTTTTTTGCGGTTCACATTGGCCACGATGGCAGCAACCAATGCCCCGGCACGCTCTATTCGCATTCCAGGGTGGAGGCTTCCCCGCTTGCGCCGGTATTCGGCCCATTCCAGAAACTCGACATAGCTCATCGTATGTTTGGCTATCGCGATCGTCGGACCGCCAATGCCGCACATCACTAGCTCATGCCAGAGCTCATCCTCGTCGGTCAGCTCTCCGTCTTTTTTCCATTCACCTCGCCGATCACGCGCAGCAGTTCCAGGGTGATCTCGCTGCTCAGGGGGCCGCGCTCTGGGTCCGCCTCGCCAGTAATATCACCAGGCGTAAACACAGGCTTGCCCTCCTTGTCGCAGATGGCAGAGGCAATGCGGCCAGCTACTGCATCAGATTTGGCGTTGATGGATTTAATGTCCGAAACCGCGCTGTAGTAGGAAAGCTTGCGAACGTAGACCGTGGCAGTCTTTTCGTCATTGCCGTCTTTCTTCAGGACAATTTCTTTCTGGACAGGGGCGCCGGTGAAGGCGCCCATGTCTTTCAGTGCATCAAGGGTCAAATCCATGGTTACGCGGCCTTCTTGATCCAGCGGGCACCACCGGTGCGACGAATGCTGACCTCCGATTCAACCAGGGCGTTGGTCTGGAAGTCGAACGGGAAGTCGGAAATGTAACCGCCCATGGTGAACCAGGTCCTGGAGTTCGGGAGCACAAAGCTGTAATTGCCCAATGTCGCGGTCGCAGTTGCACCAGTACCATCACCGCCGATGGTTACCGTTGGCGCCGCGGTGTAGCCGGTGCCCGGGTCGGTAACGGTGATGTCGGTAACAGCTCCGCCAACTACCGTTGCGATACCCGTTGCAGTTCGGCCATCAGCATCCTCAGGGTCAGAGAATGTGACCGTAGTTGTGCCGCTGGAGTAGCCAGATCCGCCAGCATCAACAGCCACAGAGCCAACGCCCTGAGCAATGCCTGGCGTTGCTTTGCCGTCAGACCAGCCAACAGCCCAGTCCATCGCCGGCGATGGGTTCATTCGAGAAAGATTCCACATGGTCATGTGGCTGTCGTACTCACCATCCGGGCGAATACCCAGAGACGCGGTGCCTGGATTACGCATGCCGGCAACATATTCCATTTCGTTGCTATCCAGACAGGTGTCGTCCAGCTCGCCTGCGGGATCGCCGCCAGGGTTGAAGCTGGTCGCGCAATCGACCTTGACGACTTCGGGAGTCTGGCCGGTGGTGTTCAGAAAGAAAATATGGGTGCCCTGTGTCAGCTTGCTCATGGTTCAATCCTCTCGCGGGTTTCAATAAAAAACCCGCTCGGCGGCGGGTTGTTCGGGTGGTTGGTGTTTTCTTTATCGAGGGACGTGCCACTCGATATCGAATCCATATCGTTTGTGCCCGGTGTCGGGATCAGTGCTCTCCCCATTCCAGCCGACCACGTGAGCATGTGGTTCGATCGCATCGCGCAGCGCAGCGACTACCTGCCGCGCTTCACTGCCTCGCCCGGCGTACACATCGATCTGGATGGTGTAACTGTCGATGTCCGGGGTTTGCCCCAGGTAATTCTCTGGTAGGCCGCTGATCGTTTGCCAAACGGCGTAGGGCAGGGTGACGCCTTGGGGAGCCTGGCCGAATGGGAACAGGCGAGTCGGGCCGGTGCCGAGCAGGGCGGTGACATTCGTGTCCGAGGCGCATACCTGGAAGATTGGCGGATTCATCAGGCTCGCTCCATGGGCTCAACGGTTACTTTACCGCGCAGTGTCCGGCTGTAAACCTGGTCACGCTCCGGTTTCTTGATTCGAGGAGGCTGCGGGTAGAACTGGACTATCCCGCGCTCCGTATCTGCATAGTAAGCACCGTCAACTTGATTGCCGTTTACGAATACCTTGATTGGCTTACCCATCATGACGGTGTTTGCGACGGTGTAGATCATTTCACGCCAGCCTTTTTCTTGGCCCGTTTCAGAGCTCGGTCTATCTTTTTGGAATACTCATTCGCGAATACGGAAACCGCTTGCTGGCCTGCCTGCTGTGGCACCGGCCGGAATATTGGCTGCGCGGGCGCATCCTCTGTACCAAATTCGAGGAAACGCCAATAGAAGGTGTCACCGCCGGGATTCCCGGAGCTGCCGTCCGTCCGGTATGTCTGTCCAGCCCTACCCTTCCGGACATTCTCCCTGGTGTTGGCATACTGGCGGGCACCGCCAAGAACACCCACTCGGAACATCATGTTGCCGGTCTTTCTGAAAGTTCGACCCGACCAGCGCTCGACGATATTCGCTGCAATGTTCTCTGACGTTCGCGGGTCATCCACGCGCTCAGCATTGGCTCGCGCCTGATCCCGGAGAACTTGGGCAGCCCGGCGAAGTGCGAAACGTCCGCCCTTGCGCTTGAGGTCGTATTCGAGGCCGTCCAACTTGCCGAGGAGCTCCGGCAGACCGTTGAACTTATAGTTCACCCCATCAGCTGCCATCGTTAACGCCTTCGCTGTAGGGTAGGGTCAGCCACTCCTGGCCGCTCTCGTTGTCCTCCAGCACGCCTTCGATGTTATAGATCTTGCCCATGTGGACAATGCGCATGGTGGCGTCCAAATCGGAGCGGTAACGGATCACAAATTCGCCGCTGATCTCGGATTGGCCAGCCTGGGATTGCTTGAACTCTCGGGCGCTGGAGGCGCGCTTTTGAGCCCAGACGGTGGCCACGGTTGCCCAGCCTGGGACCATTTCGCCCGTTGTCGGGTCTTGAACGGTGTCCGGCTTCTCAATGGTGACGCGGTGGCGGAGCTTCCCGGGATACAGCGGCATCAGTAGACCCAACCCTTGCGGTTGAGAGAGATTAGCGATTCGGCAGCCATCGGGATCTCAGTTGCGATTGTTCCTAGGTTCACGGCTGAGCGGTTGGTATACCAATGCGTGACGATCAGGCGGACAATCTGCCGGATTGTCTCTGGCACATCGGTTTCCGAAGATCCAAAGCCGGCCTTAAAGGTGATTGTCAGCGCGTCCAGCCGATCGAACAGTTCCGGCCATTCAATGTCGTCCTTGGGAATGAGATAGGCCCAGTTCTCGTCTCCGTAGAGATGGAAGTCAGAGATAGTGAGGGTCTGCTCAACATTGTCCGAATCGAAGTAGCTGATAGCTTCAATAGACTGGACTGGAGTGACCGGAATATAGATCCTGCAATCGGAATCCGGCCCCCGCGTTGAAAGCTTCCAGGTCTGAGTGAGGAACGCTTTACCAAGAACTCCAGACGGTGCCTCGAGATACTCGGTCGCAGCCTGGATGAGAGGCTGAATCAGCGTGTCTTCGAAGTCGTGGTCCACGCGCAGATCAAGCTTTACATCACTCAGCGTTACAACAGGCTTTGAGGGCGGCACTGTCCTCGTCAGGATTTCGTCCTGCATTTTCTCGACCCTCTACCGCTGATTGATAGTTGCCGCGCCTATCACGACGCGGTGCGCTTGGACTGTTTTCGACGTGCTGGCTTTGCCGGCTGCTCGATTTTTTCTTCCGTTTCGGGCGGTTCCGACTTGTGCTGTCCGGCCTCCACGTATACCGCTACGTTTCGGCTTACAAAGTGATCTTCGGACGCGGGGGAGAGGTCATCCCTGACCTCATCCTTGGCGTAGGTGGTACGCTCCCGGTCCTGCACGGTGTAATCACGCAGGAATCGGATAGCCATTTACACCACCTCGTCAGCCTGGTTGTTGTCCGGCTTTTCGTAGCGCGCGTACGCGCCGATCACGGTGGCAGCTGTGTCACAGGCAGCGGTGCCGACAGTGATGGTCAACCGGATGTGAGTAAACCCGTTGGTCACATCGATATCATTCTGATTGATATCGATTGCGGCGGTTTTGTTGCTGGCAACGATCTGGGTGATTGCTTTGCCGGCGACGTCTTTGGCTCCGGTACCGGAGCTGTCCTGGGCTTGCTCAATCTTGGCGTCGACAGTGCCGGACGCGCCCAGCGCGCCAACGTTTACCAGCGCCATGAAGTTGAAATAATCCGCCACAGAGATCCAGCCGGTGGACTGAGCGCCCGCGGCCTGGTTGGACGGAGCGATGGCGACCACCAGCGGATTGCGGGTGGTCATCGGTACGTTTGAGTTCATGTCGAAACTCCTGCTTGGCAATGGGGAGTGCGGGGACCGCTGGCCCCGCAATGGTTAACGGTTAGTACGGGGCCTCAGCCCCGTCACTTAGAGCCAGAGCCTTACGCCCGCTCATCCAGAACGACGAAGTGAGACTTGCTGTTCGTGCCTTTCGCCGGGCTCACCGGTGCAGACAGGTAAGTCTGACCACCACAGCGGAAAGTCCAGCGGAACGCCTGGATGCCATAGTCGAAGTACAGGTGGATCGAGCTGTCGAACTTCACGCCGCCCTGCTTGGTCGGCATGTAGTAGCCCATCGGATCGATGAACTGCAGATCGCCCTTGTCACCCAGCGTGCTGGCGTGCTCGCTGAAGATGATCGGACGGCCCAGCAAGAAACCACCCGGGGCGTTCTGGAAGCCAGAGCTGGGCGGAGTCCATACGAGGTTGTCGCCGATCTTCAGCGTCATCAGTTGGGGCAGGATGTCGCTGTTGGCAATCCAGACGGCCCGGGGCAGGGAGGAGGGCAGCATGCGGCTGTACATCTTGGCCACGTTCTCAGCCAGGATGGTATCAGCAGCCTGAGAGCCTTCCTTCGCAACCGACACCAGGGCGCCACTGTTCATGTAGCCCAGGGGCTGGCCGCTACCGGAGCCGGTCATGATCGCTTCACTGCGCTTCCACTGGATGGCGCGGGCAGCGCCACGGGTTACCCGCTGGTTGAGACGTGGTGCGTCCTCGAGCAGCTCATCGGAAGCCAGAACAAACGCGTACAGCTTGTGCAGCTTCACGGCCCGGCCATCAGTTTCCAGTCGAGAAGGATCCATCTTCTGACCTTCCGCGGCCCAGCTGGCCTGGATGCCCTGGGCACCCCACGGAGTGCTTTCGTCCGCCAGCAGGTTTACCTGGTTGCTGGCAGTTGGCTCGTTGTCGACCATGCTGGCCAAGTCGTCCGTCTGAGACATCACCTCGATGATCTCATTGCGGAACTGAGGCGGAACCTCGTAACCGTCGGAACTGCCGTTCTCCTGATGGAAGTTGGACGGAGCGCCAAGGATATTCAGACGCTGGTCACGGTCACCGCCAGGCATGCAGGCACCCTGAACCGCCAGGGCAAAATCACCCAGACCGGAGAAGCCGGCGGTGGGGTCATCTTCGCGGTTGTCCCGTACGCGGGCCTGAGAGCCTGCAGCGTTCGGCTGAGACTGGCGGCCGGCGCTTGCCTCGAGATCGTCTACGGTATCGCCCACAGCGTTCAGCTTCTTCAGCCGATCGATGGAGGCGTTTACCTTTTCGATCTCGGTCATCTTGGCGTCGTACTGAGCCTCTTGCTCCTCGGTCAGATCGCCGCCGTTGTTTTTGTCCGCCTCGTCCAGGATGGCGGTCGCCTCTGTTTTGAGCGCCTTAAGACGCGCAATCAGTTCTTTGAGATTCATAATGATTCTCCAGATATCTACTCAGTTTCAGGTGAGGTAACCGTCTCGGCGGTTCAGCAGATCTGACTCGGCAGGTCTGCGGTTTCTGCTGCAAGTCGGCGGCGGGCATTGCTGGTTCTGCGCCCTGGCCGCACTTGAATCAAGCTTGAAAGGGTGGTTTCGCTGTTCTGGATCCCGTCGATAAGACCGAGCTCTACTGCCTCAGTGGCAAAGAACATCCGGCCATCGGCAACGGCATCAAACTGCTTTTGGCTCAGGCCCCGGCCGTTCATAACGGCTTGACGGAAATCATCAAAGTAGCCGTCCACAATCTTTTGGAACTCGGCAATTTGTGCTTCGGTGATCTCCGTACCCATCTCTCCGGCGCTCTTGAACTCACCGGTGTCGATCGGGATCGCTTTGATGCCCGCAGATTCGAAGGCCTTGCTGTAGTCGTAAAGGGTCATCCGGACACCGATGGATCCAACCAGATCCATGCGGCCGGCGTAGATCTTCGTCGTCTGCGCAGCCACGTAATACGCCGCGGATGCGGCCATGCTGTCGACCTGGGAAATGATTGGCTTCTGCTCCTTGGCGAGGGCCACAGTGTCACCCAGTTCGGACAGTGCTGCGGTCGAGCCTCCCGGGGAATCAATCAACAGGACGATGTTTTCAACGCTGTCGTCTGCGACAGCTGCATTGATCGCCGCCCGGATGGCCAGAGTCGAGCTCATTCCAAGCCAGCGGGTAAACCAGTTTTCGGCTTTTACCATCGGGCCCGTAATCGGAATGATGGCCGTGTTACCACGTCGAGTGACCGGAAGACCTTCCCGCTCGGCATCGTCAGCCGGGCCCGCGCCGACGCGGATGGCCATCTGGATTTTGGCCTGCAGTTGGGCTACGGCCTGGGGGTGCATCAGCCAGAGCATGTCTGAGTTAAACATTGGGGTCTCCCATGAATTCGCGGAGGGTTGCGGATCGAGAGAGTCGCCACTCTGCCAGCAGATCCATTGTGTCCTGGTAGTCGTTGATCGCTTTGCAGGAGTCGAGGATATAGGCGCGAGCCTTTGCCTCGAGATCCTGAATGCCGTCAAAGCTGGCCACACCGCTGAATGCTTCCACCAGGTGCTGAGCATGGGCGTCGTAAAAGTCCGCCAGCTTTGAGGCGTCAATGCCTTTGTCGGCCATCCTGGAAAGGGCGTTGATCTCTTTTCGCACCATCCGACTGGCGGGATCTTCCCAGAGCGCAGAGGTTGCACGACGATCCGAAGCCCGGGCGTTCGCCTCAGTGCCGCCTTCCTCGATAGCGCGGTCTACGCTCATCATGTTGGCCTGCACGAGGCGAAGCTTGCCGTGGCCATCCGGCAGGGGGTTCATGTCCTCGCGGGAGCGGACCTCGTCAATATCGAAAACACCGCGGTCCAGCATCGCGGTGTAGAACTCTTTTCGGGCAGCGGTATCGCCACGAAGCAGGGCATTGAGGTTGATCTTCGTGAATAGCTGGACTTCATCCTCTTCGAACAACTTGAAGTCTGCTTCCTGCTCAAGCCGGGTCGACCAGGGCACAACCACATCAGTAACAAACTCGATGTTTTGAGACTCGATGTTGTTGTGAGTGGCCCGGTCAAGCTCCGCCAGCTTATGGGGCGGAACACGAAACCAGCGGCACATGTCCAAAGTCTGGAATCGCCGTGTCTCGAGGAATTGGGCATCCTCGGGAGGAATACCAATCTCCTGGTACTTCAGGCCCGCGTCCAGGTAGTGGACCTTGTGGCTGTTGGCGGCGCCCCGGTGCTTCTTGTTAAACGAGGAAAGCAGGTTCTTAACGGCTGGGCCGCTGAGATCCCCGCTTCCCGCTTCCTTGGTGATGACACCGCCCGGGACCGCGCCGTTACCGAAGAAAGCGGAGCCGAATTGTTCAGTGGCGATACCCAGGCTAATGGCCTGCTTGGCCTGACTGACTACGGAGTAGCCTTTAAGCCCATCGAAGGCGAGGCCGGGCAGGTGAAACATATCCCGGGCAGCAATTTCGCTGTCATCTGCCTGGTCGTTTGTGACCTTGTAAATAATCCGGCCACGCTCATCTCGATCAGGTGTCACACGATCGGGCGTGATGATCCAAAGAGCGATAGGCTCGCCGATGCGGTTGCGCTCGATTTCGGCGTAACCATTGCCCCAGGTCAACGCATGGGCAATGATTGTTTCCTTGAACCGAAACGGAGGCGTTTCCGGGTTGGGGCGACGATGAAGAAGGCGGTAGACCGGATGATCAATAACCCTTTCGCGCATTTCTCCGTTGCGCTCGTAGACGCCCCAGGGCAAGGAAGCGATGGTCTCGGAGATAACCCGGACGCAGGCCCATAAGGGGCCGTAGGTCATGGCCTCATGTTCGTCGACACGAACGCCCGCAACCGGTGGCCGGAACAGAGACAAGGCGCCACCGGACTGTCCGGGCATGGCCGGGGCCGTCTGGCGCTTTGCGAAAACGTCAAAGATCATGCGCTACGAACCACGCTGATTCCGGTGAACACAAAGGCAACGCCAATAGCGATAAGGCCCCATTCCGCTCCGAATTTGAGCCACACACCCGCGGTGCCGGAGCCGATACCGGCCAGGATGAATGCATCGCCGATGAGTGCCCTCATAGCTCGGTTTCCTCGTAGATGGATTTCACTTGTTTGGCGCCGCTCAGGGCCTGACCAATAGCCATGATTAACGCCACGGCTCCGTCGATCTTGTTCTCTTCGCCTTCCTTGATCGGTCGCACCACATCGTCGTTGCCAGGGATATATTTCCCAACGACGTTGCTGATACACCAGGTCATGATCGGGTTCCCGTCATGGTGAAAGCGGCCGGACTCGATGGCGGCCTCGAGCTCGATCATCGGATCGCTCAGGTTGGTGTAGTTTTGCTGGATCGTGATCGGGTTCAGTCCCTCGTCATCCAGCTGGTGAGAGAGGTTTGTCGCACCGTGCGGATCCAATGGTGAGCAGATAACCGGGCTGACGTGGTTCGCCTGGATGGCTTCACTCAGGATTTCCCGGTAATCGACTTCGGCGCCATGGGTGGCGAATAGGTGACCGCTGTTTACAAACTTCTGGTACCGCTCAGCACGGCGCTTGTTGTCTTCGTCGTACACCGTGTCTTCCGGAACCCAGAACCTCGGGGAAACGCAGTAGTAATGGCGCTTCCCTTCAACTTCCCTGCAATAGAGTCGGGCCATGGCGTTGAGGTCGAGCTTCCGGGCCAGATCGAGCCCGAGAATGCACTCCTGATCCTCGAACTGTTCCAGGGAGAGCGTTGAGTCCTCGCACTTCCGCCAGCTTTCCATGTTGAAAAAGGCGGATTTTGCCGATACCCAAACGTTCAGGTGCTTGGTTTTGAACGTGTTGGTGAACCGCGGATTGTTGATTGCGCGGCGCTGCTGGCTTTCCAGGTAGTCCCGATAGACCGAAACTCCGATATTCGGGTTGGCCTTGGCAAGGACCGCCGGGTCGGTCCAGTCGTCTTTCTCGTCGATGGTGTAGATGATCCCGAAAAGCTCTTCGTCCGGGGTCACTCCCTCGAGCATTTCGATCACCTGCCGGCGCTTGTCGTAGCAAGGGCCTTCGATATTCTTGCCAGCCGTGGTGATGATGAACATCAGCGGCTGCTTTCGGGCGCCCATGCCGGTCATCATCGTTTCGTACAGCGACTCTGTCGGGTGTTCGTGGTATTCGTCGACAATGGCCAGTGACGGGCTTGCACCATCCCCTGGGTTACCGATGATCGGCTCAAAGCGAGAGCCATCAGCCGGGCGGTTCAGGTTCGATGCGTTGATCTCGATGCCAGCGGCATCCACCAGCATCGGTGAACGCTTGACCATCAACCGGGCCGGTCGGAATACCTCCCAGGCCTGCTTTTCTGTCGTCGCACCGCTGTAAACTTCTGCGCCGTATTCTCGGTCACCGCAGAAGCCGACCACGCCAACGCCGGCGCCAATCACCGATTTCCCGTTTTTCCTGGGAATCTCCCAATAGGACTCCCGGAATCGGCGGGTCTTGTCCTTCTTCCGGAGCCAGCCGAAAGTGCACATCAGGCCGAATATCTGCCATGGCTCGAGGGTAATCAGCTGTCGCTTGAAGCCCCATTCGCCCTTCGTGTGCGGCAGCTGCTGGATCAGCGCTATGCGGCGCTCGGCCTCTGCCTGGTCAAAATTGAACGGGTAGGTCTTCTTCCGGCTTTCGGCCAGGTCATCGAGGTGTCTTTGACACGCCAGCTGCACATATCGGCAGGCGATCGCCTTGCCTTTCACCACGTCCCGAGCCCACTTGAGACCTTTGGCACAGTTCGGAAACTTGGCGGTCATAACAGAGAGCTGTACGGGTTCGACTTGGGTGTTCCGGATCCGCCAGTGAGGCGCGATCGGCTGGCCGGATCCAGGCCAAGCAGCGAGCCAAAGGTGGCCATCTGCCGGGACGCTTCGTTGATGATCGTGGCTGCCGGGTTCTTGACCGGGCCGCCTGTTGCACCTTCAACCACCAGTCCCTGGGTATTCAGCTCTACTCGAGCACGGCGCCAACGACCGTAGGCATCACAGAACAATTCCAGATTGTGGAGGTCCCCCATGGTCAACACTTTCTGCTGACACAGCAGCGGAGCAACCCGCTCCCACATCTGCGCTGCATGCTCGTCGTCGTGGAAGTATTCCGGTGGCTCGATGTTCGTCGGTTCATCGAACTCCGGCTCGCTCTTATTGAGCTGTCGTTTGCCTGGGTTTCCGGCCGCCTTCTTTCTGGCCGTGGGTTTTGGCTTGCGGCCGCGGCCCGGTGCTACCGCCTTGCCGCTCATCCATTTTCCTCTCGCTGATCGATATCCTGTTTCGCCCGGATTTAATTTTTAAATTCGCGGGCATAAAAAAACGATTGAGGGCGCGGTCTAGGAGCGAAAAGCTCAGAAATAATCGACCCGCCCTGGGTGTGTGTGCGTGCCGTTGCCGAAGCCTGAGTCCTCGCTGGCAGTCTTTTCGGAGTGACACGAGTGGCACAGTGCCTGCCAGTTTGATTCGTCCCAGAACAGGGCTCTATCGCCTCTGTGTGGCACGATGTGATCCACGTCTGTAGCGGCCTTTACTCGCCCACCTTTCTCACATTTGACGCACAATGGATGCGCCTGAAGGAATCTTTCACGGGCTTTCTGCCACTTATACCCATAGCCACGCTTGGCACTCGATCCGCGTCGTTGGTCGTGACCGCGCTTACGCTGCTCTGCAAGGTGGCTGTGTTGGTCACAGTATCGTTTCCCGCGCACCAGCTCCCGGCAGGCAGGTGCAGGGCATGGCTTCAATGGGCGTGCAGGCATCAGCGGGCTAATGAGCCGTCAAGGTAAGTGGTCGGCTCCCTGTCCTCGTCATCCATGCCCTCGGCCTCAGCCATCGCCTGCACCAGTGCGGCATTGCTATTGGCCAGGCGATTGATCGCATCAGTCTGCTGGCGGATAGCCTCAATGAGTTCGGCAATCTGGTCTTCGTTCACTTCGCTCTCTCTTCAATTGGCCGGTCGTTCCATGCCCTGACGTCATCCTTGTCGCCCTCGCATGCGGTAGCCACCTTCTTCAATTGCTCCGCCCACACCGGGCACCAGTCAATTCGCCGAGGTGGCGCCGGAAGTGTTCTCGGCACCAGATAGTCCTGAGGAACCTGCTCCTTCACGTACTCGGTTCGGGTCAGCCACTGTGCCGGCCCGCATCCGCTCATAAACAGCGTCAGGCCACACATACTCAGGACCAGAGCAAGGCGCATCTTTGACCAACTCCTTCAGCTCGGCCTCGGTCTGGGCCAGCTGTTCGTTAAGGTTTCGCTCTCGCTCTGAACGGATCAGGGCTTGCTGATCCCTCCAACGGATATCCGCCTGGAGTTGAGCGATCTGGGAAAGATTCTGTTCGTTGGTGACCTTCGCCTGAGCCATCGCCTGCGAGAGGTGTGCGTTCTCTTCAAGCAGCTGCTGGCGGTCGGACCACAGCCACCAGAAGGAGAGCCCAGCAACGCCCAACAGTGAGATGATCACTGGAATCGCGTAAGCAGAGAGCTTGGCTTTCAATGTGTCCAGAATCATTGCTTCACCTTGCCTGCCCAGGCGTCAGTGATGTTGTTTCCGAAGTAGCTGATGATCAGGGTCGCGCTGATGCCGTAGGACCAGCCGATAACCACGCCCATCGTCTCGATGATCCCGGGCCGGTTGTACTCAAGGGCAATCCATAGACCGGTCTGGATCAAAGCCCACCACATCCCGGCGTAGTAGCCGCGCCGGCGGTGCTTCCACCAGCGATTCGGATCTGGGTGGTTGTCAGTTGCGTCCATATTGGCTTTCAAGGAGGCGGTCGAGCTTCTCATTCATGCGGCGGATATCGACTCTGAGCTCGTCATAAGTCTTCTGGGTTCGGGCCTGATCGTTGACTCGCGCCTCTTGAAGCATGCGCACAGAGCTCTCAACCAAGGCGATCCGTTCATCCTGCTTGGATTGGTCCCGAGAGATAGAAACCGCCAGCCCGACAACCGTGATTAGTACGGCTATGGGGATACCCTTGTCGATATGCCATCCTCTACGATCGCTCACTTCAGCCACCGACAACCTCGCCAGTCCGCATGATTTCCGACAACTCAACGGCTCTCACGCCTACCTGGCGGGCCCACTTCGAATTCAGCATTTCCTCGGATGCGGACTCCCAGTCACGACGCCCAATGGCAGCCCACATATTTTTGAAGCCCATGAGCCCGGCAAAGCCCAGATTGAAAGCCATGTTCGCGATCACTGCCTGGCGGACAGCGTCAAGATCACGGTATTCGTCGACCGTCTCCAGCTGGCGCTCGACCTGGTCAATATCATTGTCGAGCATGAACTCAGCCTCATCACGGCTGATGCCCACGTCTTCCAGGTTGCGACCATAGCCGATAGTCAGCTTGCCCACGGTGTCGTGATAGGGCTTCAGGCGGAGGCCTTCGTGGCGCTCCAACTGTGATCTGAGTAGTTGGCGATTCATAGGCATAAAAAAACCCGCTCATTGGCGGGTGGATTTTGTCAGTTGGTGGTCAGGCTCGCTTTTTCGCCCACTTACAACTTGGGTTGATGCGGCCTTTCTGCTGGCGCCGCTCCATCTTGCGATGTTTGCGGAGGTTGCGCTTATCATTCGGGTGAAGCATTGCGTTCTCCAGGCACAAAAAAACCGCCAGCTCCAAGAGGAGGGCGGTTCTGATGGGGGTGTTTTCCCAAACTAGGGTCAGAGTACCAAAACCACCCCAAAACGCAACACCTTATGCCGCTCCCTCCTGCTCCTCCGACATCAGGCCAATTTCATTGGCAACAGGTGCAAGGGCTTTTCGCTCCATTACGTCGAGGATTCCCAGCATCTTGTCCCAATCAGCCGCCCAGTGCTCAGCCCAGTTTTGAACGCTCGGAAGCCTCTCGCCATATAGATGGTAGAGAAATCTTGATATGGCAGCTGGCCCGCCAAGCGTAGACCCTCCACCAAACACCACATCACGGTGATGACGCATTGCGGCATACATAAGGAGCTTCAAACGAACGATGCGCTTGCCCTGCATGGCGAGCAGCCGGTCTTTGTCCAAGGCCTTGAAAAACTCATTCTGAAGGTATTCGTGAACGCGCTCGCAGTCTTCCGCGCTGAATTCTGTTGCGGGCGCATACATTATCGCACCGAACGATCTCAGAGGCTTTGGCAGCGTCTTTATCGCCGCCTGGATGCGAGACCTCCACATGGCATCCCATCGCTCGAAAAAGTCATAACCGCCTTTTAACGAATCCGAAGCTGTCACTAGAGGCTTCCGACCAGAAAGCACACGACCCTTCTCTGTTTCCTCATATAGGTTTCGGTACCATCCCTGAGAGTAAACCTGACCCGGCTCCTTGGGCCCTTTCTCCTCTGCTTTTTTCTTCGGGGTGCGCGCTCGAGCGAGGGCGTCATCCTTCGGAATGTAAAAAGCATCGTGCCAAGCCTTTCGCGCAGATAATCTCATGAGTCCCCCTATACAACCATGTAGGTGTCGCGATCCAGGTCATGGGCATCTACACCCCACTGAACCCAATTTTCTTGAAGCTCCTTCAGCGGCCTCCATCCATCAGCCGTAACCTCAACCGGTCGGCATTCGAAGTCACACTCTGGTAGCCAATCTTTTTGATGACGCAAATGTGCGGGAACGGAGGGAGTCTTGAAAGATCCGGGCTTAACAGGCCGAATCATTATGAAGAAGCCCATTTTGACCGGTATTAGAAGCTTGCTACCGCCCTGGGACATGATTTCCAAAGCTTCATTCAGTTTCATGATCAAGCAGCTCCTTTAATCGAGAAAACGTCTTCCTGGAAGAGAACCCGCCAGGTGCGAATCTGGGCCCGGCGGAAATACCAGTCTTTGTGCTCCAGCTCCATCGGCGGCCACTTCATTCGGCCATCGATCACGCTATGGCATGAATCACAGGCGAAGCAGGCGGACAGGTCGTCACTCTTTCGGGCGATGCCGTGACTTTCATCCGGAAGGTGAGCGAGGACGGTTGTCGACCAGTCGCCATTGCACACGCCAACGATCTGCAAGGTGCAGGGCTGATTCCGGGCCGCGTCCCTGATCTTCTTCGAGTGTATCGGTGTCGTCTTCTGCAGCATGTCAGTCCCCGTGGTACCGTGATCCGCCAGCGCCGTAGCCCCGGCCATTGCTCTCTGCTCTCATGGCAGCCATCTTCCTTTTGGCCTCGACCAGCTCCTGGTTGCGCTCGCTCAGTCGGATTCGAAGCTGAATAATCAGGTCCGGCATTGCCAGGCTTTCGCCAGTCTCCTTACAAACGACACCAGACGCTTCGCAGCGATCGCAGGGCATCTCGTAGAACATCGGCTTCACGAAACCACCCCCATGGCATTTTGGACAGGGCTTGAGCGGTCGCTTCTCCTGGTTGAAAGCCGGGCCCGATCGCTTCCTCATGCAGCCCTCCGCTTCTTCCTCTGAATGCGTGGATCCTCCCATCCGACAAGATCCAGCTCGATATCGATCGCCTCCGGGCTTACCTGGTAATGACGGGACAGATAGGACTTCGTCAGTTTCGGCAGCTGCTGATCAATACGGGCCTTCTCTGCGGCGCACTGACGGATCAGTGCTTGGTCTTCGTCATCGAGGGCAACAACGGGCATATGCTCCCGGACCTTCCTGATCGTAAAAGAGCTGCAGCCAAACTTGACCCCTAGAAGCTTGTCGGAGAGCTCCTCGGACTGGGCTCGCAGATCGGCGCCGTGCATGTAGTCTTTTGCCGCCTGGCGAGCTCTCATCTTGGTGAGGTGGTCTCTGCTCAAAATTCACCCCCACGGTGGCTATCCCAGTCGAAGATAATGGCCCGGCCGCCACCTTCGCGTAGCCGATCGGTTGCTCTTTCGCCCAAGAATGACCTCACACCTTCAACGTCCAGGTTGCTGATCAGAATCATCGGGCGCATGTTCTCGTAGCGGGCATTGATGATCTCGAAAAGGATTTTCCGCTCGCTGTCGGTACCCATCTGGACGCCAACCTCATCGAGAATCAGAAGGTCAGGCTCGGCCAGCTGCTGGATGGCCTTCCGTTCGGTTTTCTCACCATTTCGGTAGGTTTCCCGCACCACCCGAATCGCGTTCATGGTTGTCATGAACATGGCGGTGTAGCCTTCCCGCATTGCCTGGTGGGCAATTCCAATTGCCAGGTGCGTCTTCCCGGTACCGGGCCTGCCGGTCATGATCAGATTTGCCCCGGTGTCCAGGGCGTCTTCAAAGCCGTCCGCGAACCGTTTTGCTGATGACAGAGCCCGCTTCTGGCCGGAGGTCTGAGCGTTGTAGGTGTCCAGGGTGCGAGTCCTGTACCGCTTGGGGATTGCGGCCTGCTCCATGGCCCGCTCAAGACGGACCTGTCCGCCGTGGTCGATAAGTTTCCGGTGCCGACGCTCTCTGGAACGCTCTATCCGTTCGACCTCGCAGTCAGGGCAGGGCGACCAGCGGGTTTTCTCCCCTACTGGGACGCCGGTTGCTTCGAACTCGCCATGCTTCTCGCAGACTTTGGTGTCCGTGAGGATTTTGCTCAGAAGGCTGGTGACGGTGCTCATGATTAAAATACCCCTTCAGCGGTCACGCCGCGGCTGTAGTCCACCTTGCTCCAGTCCTGCTCCTCGGTTCTGGGCCCAGAATCGTTTTCCGAATCTCTCGTTTCGTACTCCTCGAGGAATTCGCAGTCCTTGCCGAAGAACCGAACGCCCTGCATGACGAGCTCCGTACCGGTTTTGTTCGTGGCGTCACAGAGTTTTCCGTAGCGGATCACGCCAGCGAGCATTTCAGCGGGGTCGTAGCCGTCTTTGAGGCGATCGTTCCAGCACTTGTAAGCCTTCCGCTTCGGGTTGCTGCCGAGTCGCTTCGGATACCTGGACCAGGCCAGCTCAAACTCATGGGGGTACTGGAAACCCTTAGGTGTTTTCTCCGTGTCGGAGTTTTCATCCTCCGAGGGCTCATCGCTTGCCGATGGGCCATTAGTCTTTTCCATGGATTCAGGATTCGGAGAATCAGGATTCAGAGAATCAGGGCGAGATCTACCGTTGCTGTTTTGTGGGTCTACGGCAGGTTTACCGTGAACCTCCCGTGAATCTACCGTAGGTTCACCGGTACTCTCTTGGTCGTTGCCGTGGTTAGGCTGTGGGTCTTCGGTTTTGGCCGGAGTTTCTCCGGTTTCCGTCTTGCTATCTCCGGTAGGTACACCGTCTTGACCCCCGCCTTTCTGTGTGGCCTGCTTTGCCTTCTTCGGCTGGGTCACCGGGTCATAACCGTTCTTTCCCGGTAACTCACTGCGCTTCTCCGAGTGGTGGGGTGACTGGTGCTCGGAAAACTTCGTAATCACGATGACTTTCACGCCCTGGTAGTCGTAGCGCTCCAGTAAACCCATTGAGGTGAGGTCCTCGAGGCCCGCATCCACGTTCACGTTATCGCACGGGAACAGCTCCATCTTGATCCGCTTAGGCCTGTCCTCCAGACGACCTTCACGATCGGCCAGCATCCAAAGGCCAACAAACAGGAGGCGATGCTCAAAGGGGAGCTCAACCAGGTCTTCGTTCTTCCAGAATCCCGGCTTGATGTTTCTTGCTCGCATTACGCGGCCTCCGAATCTTGTTCAAAAAGTAGGTGAGTGAATTGCCCATCCCAGTTGCGCCGCATTTGCAGATGGCCTTTTTCATATTCGGAGTAGAGCCACTTCGCTCCCTTCTGGGTGAGGACCACCTTCTCGCATGGGCGGTCGTCTCGGTTCAGGTAGCGACGTTCGGTGAAGAGCTTGTCTCGATAAGCAGCCGCACTTCTGTAGCCGTGAGGGGTTCTGAGGAGCCGCTTCCGTTCGACCAACAAGGGCTGCACGCGATTCAGATTGACGCCGTTGAGCATGCGGCAGAATTCGACAGGGGTGAGTCCAGCCTTCAGGTTTTCCGCAAGGTCATTGCACACGGCATTGAGGCGATCGGTTTCCTGCCTGTAATGGTTTACCTGGGAGTTCAGGTCCTCGATAACGACCCGAGCGTGAGGGCTGAGATTCTCGATCCATTGAGGCGCTGAGTGCTGCTGCTCCATTTCGTGCAGCCGTTTGATCACTCGGTGCCTTAGGGGGATGCTGTAACCGGTTACCAGGGTTTCCGTGAGCTCTTTGTCGAGGTGGATGCAAGCGGTGTAGCCGCGGCCATCTCGCTCTTCCCGGACATGACGCAAATCTGCGTCATCTTTCAGCGCGTCCAGCATGGTGCGGATATCCCGCAGAACGTCGCCGTGGCGCTTTCCAGTGAGCTCCGCAATCTCGCGACTGCTCATGGTTGGCGTGTTGTTGCCACTCAATATCAGATCAGCCATAATCATTACCTCTTCAAGATTACCCGCCGAGGCTTTGCCGAGCCGTTTGAGGCGGGTGTTTTTTTCAGGCCTCTGGCCCTTTCCCCGTAATCACCACCCGAATCTCTCCATCCGGCCTGACGATCTCGTCGCGCTTCAGGAATGGATGTGTCCGGAAGTGGCAGTCATCGATCTTCAGTGCGTCCGCCAGCCCATCACGGCCTGACTTGAACGCGGCAATAATGTTGTCGTCGTCCCGGGCCCGCCGATTGGGCGGATGGAAGTCCAGGAACACATGAATCTCCCCGCCAGCTTCTACCAGGTCCCGCAGGGGCGTCAGATCCCACTTGCCCGCCTGGATGGTCTCCAGCGAAATCATCTTGCAGGTGTACCGGTACACTTCCGCAGCACGGGCCTTCTTCGCCCAATGACCCCGGGAGTTCGGACTCAGGGCCTTGTGCGGCCAGGGAAGTTTGATTTCGAGTTTCTCTGGCATTGCCTGCTCCGTCTGCGTAATTCAAAAACTGTCTTAACGTGACATGTCACGTTTTCTCGTAGTGACTCCGGGCATTCCGCCAGCCTGGCCTTTCTCTCTTCCCGATCGGCGCCGGCGGTCACGTATGAGTTCCACTCGCCGAGACTTCCAGAAGCTGGTTTTTCCATTGCCATAATCAGTAAACAGCTGGGGATGTCGTTTTTTTGGAAATTTCCATTCCGAATCCGAAGAAAGGGCCTCAATCAGAAGCCCTTTCCGGCTTCGTGCTCGTCAGAGCAATTCGATCAACTGGTGGTAGGTCCGCGTATACCGATGCCGGCAACGCCAGCTGCACCCCCGGGCAGCACTTCCTTCTCGTTGTCAGTAACAGCAGTCGATACGGTTACCTTCGCGATCACCCCGCCGGGTGACTCTGGCAATCGATCTGGCGCGACCATGGCGGCAGTTACTTCTTCCAGGTCGTAAGCCGGAATTACAGCGATGGATTGCTCCATCGGATCGAGCTGCAGGGTGTCTTGATCGACAATTTCTGCAGCAGCTGGCATGGAGGCCAGCGAGCACAACGCGAATACCGCGGACGCCGAAGCGAGAACAATGATTCTCTGTCGTGCCATCCGGTGTTCCTCGTCGTTGGTTGCCGGGCTTCAAGGCGGGCCCGGAATCGCCTACAAGTTCGCAATGCCATTGCGGTTGATGCGTCGGCCGGGAAACTCCCAACCCCTTACGCATCCGAGGAGGGCTCTACCTGACGCGGCAGACTGGGGACCTGCCAGGTCATCCTTGGTCGAGGGAGCAGAGCCCTCCCGAATACGGCCTGTCTTTCCAGGCTGTCAGCGCGATCAACTGGGGCGGTGGTGGGTTACCTTTGCCTCGCGCTGCTGGCGTTCTATCGCCGGGACCCTGTCCCCGGCTGCAATGTCGGCACCTCGGCTTACGCCTGGCCAGCTTGTTTTACCGGCTGCTTCTGATAGCGCTGCAGCTCGCGCTTGCTTCAAACCCTGTACACATATCCACTACCGGAAAAATGGGTATTCCCGGTGTTCCGGAGTGGTTAAATGGAGAACATCAGGCAGCCTCCCCGGGGTTATCAGGGGGAGGCAGGCCGTCGGTGGAGTTTGGGTAAATGTCCGGTCGGGCCTCATGCGGAGTGACCTTCCAACCAGTGGCAGCACAGGTGGAAATTACATTCCAAGGGGCGATTCGCCGGATGCCATTCCGGTAGTGCTTTATTGCAGAAACCGAAACGCCGAGGGTCTTCGCTGCGACTTCCGGCCCTACTTGCTGGATATAGGTCTGTATGTTCATGAGGGATACGATATGTATACATCTGTATCGAGTCAAGCGGATTTGGATACAAAAAGTGTCGTTGCCAGAATGGATACAATGCGTACCATTCAAGCTATGGAAACCTGGCAGGACCGCGTGCGGTCGGTAATGAAAGAGAATAGGGTCACTCAAGATGCCCTCACTGACGTGCTTGGCGTATCAACGCGAGGCGCGGTCGGTCATTATTTGAGCGGAAGACGTGAACCTTCAGCCGCTCAACTGCAATCCTTGGCAAAATTCCTGAAAGTTAACCTCAACTGGCTCCTAACTGGTGAAGGCTCCCGAAACCTCAACATATTTGAAGATGTTGTGAGGATAGTAGCGGAGAGAAATCGAAAGCCGGGTGAAGAACACCTGAGCGATCAAGAAGTCTACGAGCGTGTAGAAGCTGAGCTGGAGCGAATACAAGGTGACCAGGACCATGCGCTTGCTCTCCAGTCTGGGCAGTATGAACAATATTTTGATCTGGCTCCTGAAGGCCGTCGAGCGTCCCAAGAACATGCCAAGAAAAGCAAGGATGAACTTGAGTTTTTCGGGCACATGGATGCCTGGGATAGCAACACGCCATTGGATGAGGATGAAGTTGAATTGCCTCTGTTCAGGGAAGTCGAGCTGGCCGCCGGCGCGGGCCAGACTCAGGTAGTCGAGAATCATGGCGCCAAACTCCGCTTTGCAAAATCAACGTTATCCAGGGCAGGGGTGGTCGAAGAGAACGCGGCCTGTGCCTTTGTCCGGGGCAACAGCATGGAACCGGTTATGCCTGATGGCACCTGTGTTGGGGTAAATACAGGTGACACCGCCGTCCGGGATGGCGAGATCTACGCGATCGACCACGATGGCATGCTCAGAGTTAAGTACCTGCACCGCCGACCAGGTGGCGGAATTAAAATTGTGAGCCAGAATGCATCAGAGCATCCGACTGAGGAATACACTGCAGATCAGGTAGCTGAAAACAACATCAGAATCATCGGGCGTGTCTTCTGGTGGTCTGTGCTAAGATAAACAAGGAGGGTCGAAGGTGGCCGAGGAAGATAAGGCAGAATTTGGAGTAACCGATTACATTCTTTACGCGGGTGAAATCAGTCGCGTCGGATATGATCAGATTTGCGAGGTTCACAACGGCGACCTTCCAGAGAAAGGTAACCAAAAGGCCGTTCTAATCCTTGCAACACTGGGAGGGGATCCGGATGCTGCGTTTAGAATTTGTCGATCGCTGCACCACCATTACCCGGAAGGGCTGACGGTTTTCATTCCCGGCCTGTGCAAGTCGGCGGGCACGCTTATAGCGATCGGCTCCAGCGAAGTCTGGATGTGTGACCGAGGAGAGCTGGGACCTCTTGATGTCCAACTTGCAAAACCCGACGAGTTATTCGGAAGGAGCTCTGGATTAGATCTTCCCCAAGCGATCGAAAATCTGCAGGCTCAAGCCATACGTACATTCCGTGAAAGTTTGCTCGATATTCGTATGGGTGGGAAACTTTCGACGAGTATGGCTGCCAAAATATCTACTGAGCTTACTACAGGGTTGTTCCAGCCGATTTTCGGTCAGATAGACCCAACTAAGGTCGGAGAGACTCAGCGTGCAATGCTGATAGGGTATGATTACGGCGAACGCTTAAATAACAAGTTCAAAAATCTAAAGCCCGGAGCACTTCAGAAGCTTACTACCGGTTACCCTTCGCATAGCTTCGTCATAGACAGGAAAGAGGCGAGGGATCTATTTAAGAACGTGGCCAGGCCACCTGCTTGGTTACAAAATGTTGCGGACAACATATCGAAGGCGATTGAGAATGCGACTTTTGGTATGGATAATCCGCTTGTAACAAAATTAGACGATATCGAACCAACTATTGAAGAAAACACCAAGGACGAAAATCCTAAACAAGGGGCTCATGATGACAAATCTGCAGGATCTTCAGGAGACAAAGACTCAGACGGCTCGCCGAAGCGATCGTCTTCAAGAGGAAAAGCTGGCTCACGAAAGGCTAAGGGTGACGAAGAGCCTGATTGAGGGAATGTCTAGAATGCCAGCAACCTCAATGAAAAGAAGTATTGCCTAATTTGTCGCCGCCTTGTGACAAGCCCGCCATTGAGCGGGCTTTTTATTGTCCGCAATAATCCGCCAGCTGCTGCTTGTATCGCTTCGCCTGTCCAGGCGACAAGGTTATATCGTATAACTTCACTATCCGAATGAACCTGCTCACGTACTGACAGCGTCCGGCTGGCGGAAGCCAGTCCTCGGGCCCCTGGGCGCCTTTCTGGCGGTTCAGGGATAGCTCCACACTCCACAGATTCACTGGGTCGTTTGCAAACTTCTCCCGCTTTTCCCTGGACCAATTATTGGCTCCGTGATCCCAAGCCCACTTCAGTGGTACCACATGATCAATATCGATCTCTGAAGCATTCTGAATGACCTGTCCTGTGAAGGGACTTATCCAGCGCCCTGTCACTACCCGGCACCCACGTTCGTCAGCAAACCGCACGTTGGTGCTGGACTGAGCGATCAGGGCCTCAGCGCGGCTGTTCTGGCAGTCTCCGTCCGCATCATCCCATCCATGCCCAAACTTGCTTCTCTCATAGCCTGAATCTGCTTTCGCTAGTGTCCTGCTGGCGGACTCACCGTTGTCTCGATATCCGCTCACGCCCTTCGGGAGACGACCGCCGGAATCCAGGCATGACTCAACTGTATCGAACGGCCGGTAGTTGTTTGTCCGCTCGTAGTATGAGCTGGCTGGCGGGTGACAGATGCCTGAACTGGTTTTCTTGACTAGGTCGGCGATGGCATGGGATGGAGCAGACAAAACCAGGAAAACTAAAACTGGGGTGAGCTTTCTTTGCACAAATGCCTCCTTGTAGGTGGCGGCAAACATACCGAACTTCGAATCCAGATTCACCCTTCCGATACAATCCACAAAAAAGATACAAATTGTATTGACCCTATGGATACATAACGTATACATTGTATCCATAACGTTGATCAGGGAGACAACACCATGGGTCGCAGAGCAAAGATCATTTTCCCCCGAATGGATGTCGAGCTGGCGGACGAGAACCGCCTGCCGCCGCGCCGAGGTCAGGTGATGAGACTCACCGCTCAGGGGCTTTCCTCAAAAGACATTGCCGATCGCCTCGGCATCTCAGTTCAAACCGTTGAATGGCATCTGGGCGAGCTGAAAGACCAGTTCTGCGCTTTCAGCCGAGTCGACCTGATTTCCCAGGGCTGGATGCAGGGGCTGTTCCGGGCCCGGATGCTTGCCTGGATGCTCATGGCTTTTTCAACGATGCCTGCATTGCGCAGCAGGCCTACACCAATGACTGGTACCCGTCCGCCAGCCGTGCGCAGCGTGATTGGCCGTACCGCGATCCGCGAATTCCGTGCCTAACCAGGAGATCACCATGGCAACTCTGACGATTGAACTGCCGGAGAAAGTTACCCAGGGCCAGATGATGGAAGCGCTCGCCTCTCTGGGCTGTGAGCTTCGGCTTTCCAGCGACGGAAAGAACTACAAAGCGGTACCGAGAGAGCAGGGCAACGTGGTCCGGATGCCGGCCAGGGTACGGGAGATCCGCCAGCCAGGGCCCGGGGTTGCCTGAGCATGGAAGGCGCAGCCCCAGAGCCGTTCGCAGTGGCTGCGGCCGCGATCGCGATCTGGGCCCTGGTCCTGATTATCGAAACGACCAAAGCAAGAGGGAAAAAGGATGTTGATTCTAACGAGGCGCACCGGAGAGACGATCGTCATCGAGACCCCGAGCGGGGAAGTGGTGGAGGTCACCGTTCTGGGAAACAACGGCCCGCAAATTCGCATGGGCGTTACCGCGCCAATGCACACAAGCATTGATCGCGAGGAGATCTACAAGCGCAAGAAGGCGGAGGCCAGTCATGGCTGAGTGTTACGCGCACGAGGTTTTCGGGAACCTGTCCTGCTTTGCAGGAACCCCGGACCAGGTGAAAGCGGCGCTGGCAATGCAGGTAGGTGACGACATGGTCGACTGGGGCAGGGTGGTACCGCTCCAGGTGCAGACCGCTAAGTCCCGACACGCTGAAGAGCTCTACCAGGTGCTCCGGGATCTCACCGCCATGGCAAAGCTGGGTGTTCCGATTTCCGGCATCAACACATACCTGGCAGCGATCCGGAACGCGGAGCAGCTGCTGGAGAAAATCGATGAAGAACTAGAGAAGGACTCTGACCATGACCAGCAAGCGTGAGCATTTCATTCTTATAAAGCATCCCTCTGAACTCAACGATTGCACTTCTGTGACTGCAACTGAGGCGTCCAAGGCTCTCCTCGATGCGGGTTTCTGGCCGCTGTTCGAGGGGACGAGGTGCCGGCTGATGGTTCGTGCTGGCAACAAAGTGCTGATTTACACCGCTGGTCAGGGAAAGGACTCAAAGCAATTCATTGCATTCGCAACAGTTTATGAGGTGAGAGCTTGGGATCGGAAGCTGGCCGCAAGATGCCCGATCTTCCTGGAAGGCATTCCGGTAAGCGCATTGATACTTGGAGATATTCAGTATTTTGATTCTCCGCGACCAATTCTCGACGTTCTGGATGACCTTTCGTTTATTCCCGCCAATCGCCAGAAGTGGGGCGTGGCAATGATGGGCGGCATGCGCTCTATCGATACCCAGGATTACGAGATTCTGACTGGCGGCCATAGTATCCGGCCCGCGGCATAGGAGGCTGATGGCAATGAGCGGCTATACCCCCCCCCCAGATCAAGGTTTTGCAGCACATGCGCGACACCGGACAAAGCATCAATGTCGACGCGTCGGGCAGGGCTTACATGGTCGACGGGACGCAAGTTAACCAGCTGACACTCCGGGCCCTGGTGAAGAAGCAGGCTTTGACCCCGTGCGGAGAGGATCTGTTCGGGGAGCGGGTGACGGCATACAGGATTTCAGAAGAGGCGAAGGCGGCATGAACGGAATAGATGCGAGGACGATCCTCAGCCTGGATGAGCGGCGGGAAAAGGCCGAAGCCGGAAAGCGGGAAGCGCTCCTGGAGCTGGCCGAAATGAAGCACGAGCTCCAGGTACTGCGGCACATGAAGCGGGAAATCCTCGTCTGCCTGCTCGATCGGCGCTTGCCGCACTACCAGCGGGACGGATCATCACCCAGCTGCCACCACACCGTGAGCCGGATAGCGAGGATTGTACGCAGTGCACACGCAGGTAACTGATCTGAGCCACGAGGATCGCGCTGAGTCGATTATCGAGCTCATCGAGAGCACCGGCATGGCCTACGCCCATTCCAGCGGCTGTGTGGTGCTGAAGGACGGAACATGGCTCCAGCCTGAGCAATGGCAAGTCTGGGTGGAGCATCTGAAAAGTGAGGAGAGGGAAGCATGCTGACACAAGAGCAACGAGATGAGGCGGTCAAGCTCCTGGGAACGTCCGCAGACGACTGCGAGCAGAACATCATGCGCAGTGTCGAGATCAATCCGTATTCGGGGCTGATGACGGTAGCCAGCACGTTGGTGCATGCCAATCAGACGAATCGACTGAACAAGTCTCATCGCCAGGCGTTGATGAAAGCCGGCCGGAAAGCTCTGAAAGAGCTGGGAGACCTCTGATGGAACGGCCGATCATTTTCAAAGACGACATGGTCCGAGCAATTCTCGAGGGCCGGAAAACTCAGACTCGCCGAATCATGAAGCCGCAGCCGGTGATCGGCGACGATGGTTGGTTTCGCTGGGATGGGCACAAGCCAAACTCGAAATACGGTGCCTACGCCTCGAACCAGGTCGATCTGAAATCGATCAGTATTTTTGTAGGGTTGTCGTGCCCCTATGGTCGGCCAGGTGACCGACTGTGGGTGCGAGAAACTTTCTACCAGCCAGTATCCACCTGCCTTATGCCTTGGGGTGAATACGAGACAAGCTGGAGAGGGTGGAAGGAAGACATTGAGTACGCTGCTGATGGCAAAGCCGCACCAACCCTAGTCACCTCGAGGGAAACAAAGGTCAAGCGCCCCTCTATCCACATGCCCAGATTTGCCAGTCGCATTACCTTGGAGATCTCAGGTGTTCGGGTGGAGCGGTTGCAGGATATCAGCGAGGAAGACGCCATTGCTGAAGGCGCCCGACACTTTCCAGATCTCCCAGGCACCAGCCCATATGGACAAGACGATCGATGGTCCATGGAAACACCGGACAGCTGTGACAAGTGCCTCGGCAATGCTCGCATGGCTTTCGCCAATTACTTCTGCAAGATCACCGGGAATGCACCAAAGGGCTTGCACGATCCAAGGCCATGGGATGCCAACCCCTGGGTATGGGTGATCGAGTTCCGGAGGGTTGATTGATGGCCATGACAGCTGCAGAGCGAAAGCGCCGCCAGCGCGAAAGGCTAAAGGCCTTGGACATCAGGAACTACACCATGGAGCTGGCAGCCACTGAGCGGGAAGCGATCGCAGAGGCCGCAAAGCTCCGGGAGTTCGAAGACCAGACCGAGTACATCCTTGCTCTGGTTTACAAAGATCGTGACATGTCACGAAAAGAAAATGTGTGCAGCTATCCCGAATGCCGGTGCCCGTTTGATATGGGACCAGATGGTAAATGCCTGGCTGGGAAGCCGAGAGCGGAGGAGGTCGACAATGGCGCTGCCATATGAAAAGGCCACCAGCGGTGACAAAGCCTTGGGCGAGATCCAGAAGATCCTGCGCGGCTTCGGCTGCCAGAAGTTCGGAAGTATGGTCGACGACCAGGAACAGAGCCTGACGGTCCAGTTCCAGTACCGCGGAAAGATGGTGAGCGTGAAGGCCAGCTTTGCCGGGTACGCACAGGCCTGGCTGCGAGAGCACCCCCACACGAGCCGGATGCACAAAACCAAAGCAGAACACGAACGCCAGGCATACGACAAGGCCAGTATCGCTGTCTATTCGATCCTCCGTGACTGGATCAAAGGCCAGGTGACAGCCATCGAAACGGGGATCCTGTCTTTTGAGGGCGCGTTCCTTGGCCAGATGATGCTCGAGCACGGAGAGACGGTTCTGGATTACGCACAGCGGCAGAAGCTTTTGCCGGAGCCTGGAGGGAACGAGTGATGCCTCGATACCTGGTTCATATGGAAGGCGGCGGGACAATATCGATTCGCGGTGATCTTGGTCCGCACTGCGGCGATTCCAGATGCGCGGACGTTGGTGTCAATCTCTGCGACTTCCCGGTCAGCGATGGGAAAACTTGCGACATGCCGCTTTGCCCAGGTCATTCGTTTGAGGTTGCTCCAGATCTCCACTATTGCCCAGCCCACACGACAATGTGGAGGGAGTTCAAGGAAAGCGGTGGTGTGAAGCGGGAGCTGGAGAACGTTGTTCCCTACCGGAAAGGAGGTGAAGAGTGAGTCAGCTAGAAATGTTTGCCGCTGAACCGCCAGCTCCAGCCGTCGAGCATGGCGGTTACATGCCGCCAGCAACTCGGACCTATCGAGTCGAGGAGTTTCCGGACCGATACAAAGATGTGCATGGCCTGATCACCGTGGAAGTCCCAACCCTGTTCTGGCTGATGGATCGCGTGATGGAGGTTCTGAAAGGCGGATCGGTTCACTGGTACGACATGAGCAAGGCCGTCGGCTTACCGATTGAGACCTACACGCTGTCCTGGCATCTGAGCCTGATGGTCAGTCGGGGGCTTATCCATGCTGAGGAGGTTTATCTCGGCGGAAAAAGACCAGGGGATAAGGACTATGCCGGCTTTCAGTATCAATATTCACTGCCAGAAGAGGTGGATCAATGACCGAGGTGAAGCGTCGCAAAAGAGCCCCGGAAGTGACCCCGGAATTGATGACCGCTCAGCAGGCCGCGGACTTCTGCGGCATGGGCCGAACCACGCTGTTCAAGCTGATCAGTGAAGGGCTTTTCCCGGACGGTCGTCAGATGCCGTGGGGTAAGCGCTGGCATCGGGATGTCCTTCGGCAATGGCTCGACGCACAATGGCAGGCAGCGGAGGCACCGAAGGACGAGAAGGACGAGAAGTCGCGGGATGCAGCCTGAGCGTGTCTACCAGGTCCGCCCACCACTGCAGCATTATCCGGCGTTGTTCCAGGTATTGAGCATGGTTGTAGGAGGCCCGCACTTTGTTGCCCGGGGAGTGGGCCAGCTGGCGCTCAATCCAGTCAGCATCAAAACCGTAGGTGTTCAGGAGAGTGGAGGCGGTCGTCCGGAATGCGTGGCCGCTGAACAAGCCGCTGTATCCCAACCTATCCAGTACGCGGTTGATCGTCGTCGCTGACATGGGCTCTGTCGGCTGGCGAAGGTTCGGGAAACAGTAGAGCCGATTACCTGTCAATCCCTGCAGTTCCCGCATGAGCTCCACCGCCTGGGTGGACAGCGGAACGACATGCGTCACACCCCGCTTCATATTCTCACCTGGTATCGTCCAGGTTGGCTCCGCTGATTCCAGATCGAACTGTTCCCACTGGGCCTTACGAATCTCCACTGTCCGGACCATGGTCAGGGCCAGCATCCGGATCGCTATCTCCGTAATCCGGTATGCGATCGCATCCTCTTTCGGCCAGATAGCCCGACAAAGCTTACCGAATTCTTCCAGGTTGTAGGACGGCTTGTGTTTCGGTTTGGGCTTCTTTATGGCTCCCCGAAGTGGTGCGGTTGGATCATTGTCCGCCCGGAGCGTGGCGATCGCGTGCCGGTAGATGGCCGCCAGCCACTGCTTCAGGTTCACGGCAATCGTCGGGGCCCGCTTCTCCACCTTCTGCAGCTCGGCCAATATTTGGGCCGGAGTGATATCACGGATGCCCTTGTGACCCAGGGTAGGCCAGATATCGGCCTCAAGCATACGCACCACCTGGCGATGATAGTAGGGGCTCCACTCAGATTTGTTCTTGGCGATCCATTCCTTGCCGACTTCTTCCAGGGTATTCGCCTGCTGAGCCTGCTTCTCCGCCAGCTCTCGGCGCTTCACGTCGGCAGGGGCTTCGCCATTGGCAACGCACTTCTTGGCCCAGTCACGAGTTGCCCGGGCTTCTGAGATCGTAATGGTGGGGTATTCGCCGACTGTGAACATGCCGGCCTTACCATGCAGCCGGTACCGATACCGCCAGAACTTCGAGCCACTGGGACGGATCTCGAGGGCGAGGCCTCCAGAGTCAGCGATGCGATAAGTCTTGTCCTGGGCTTTCGCCTTTCTGGCCTTGGTATCAGTGATCATAGGCAGCTTCTGTGAGTAACGGGCAAGCGTTACTCACAATGTTACTCACAGTGAGCGTGGCTTGCCAAAAATTCAGTTGAACTCATATGAACGCAAGCTGAAAGAAAACAACCGCTTAACGGAAACCCGCGAACCCGTTTGAACAGCCATGGACCCCGTGCTGATTATCGATCATCAGCAACATAATCCGTTCCTCCGCCTCAGTGGTCGAAATCGTTGTAGGTCATGGCCACTGCCCGGAAAATGGCGCGGCCCTTGTTCATGGTTTCCTTCCATTCGAGGCGGGGCACCGAATCGGCCACTACGCCGGCGCCGGCCTGGATATGCAGGGTGTTGTCCTTGATTACGGCGGTACGGATGGCGATAGCCGTATCCATGTTGCCGTTGAACGACAGATAACCCACGGCGCCACCGTAGACCCCACGCTTCACCGGCTCCAGTTCATCGATGATTTCCATGGCGCGGATCTTGGGCGCGCCACTGAGGGTGCCGGCGGGCAGGGTGGCCCGAAGCACGTCCAGGCAGCTGGTGTTGTCTTTCAGCCGGCCGGTGACGTTCGAAACAATGTGCATCA